CAAAAGACTGGGTAGAATATACGCAAACGCCACGAGCAGAGCGTAGGTTTATCCAAGATATATTTTTCTATAAAGATAAAGCAGATAGAGAACAGATTATGACAGGCACACATCCAAAATGTTTTGAAGAAATGTTTAAAGAAAGTGAGGAAGAATAATGCCAGATATCACAGAAGTATTAGATGAGTATTGCGAAAGTGTTTATGGTCATACTAATTGGGGATATACAAGCACATACTCTAAAGAAAAACTAGCAGACAAATCTAAGTATGACCTTGAATTAGATAACAGTATTGTTATTTGGTACGAGGGATTTGAGGAGGAAGAATAATGGACTACAAATATTTTAGAGGACAAGCAGTACCAAGTTTTAATGGTAAGCAAAGACCATTAGTAGAGTGGTTACTTAAAACTGCAAGAGCAAGTGATGACAAAAAGATAAGCACAAGTGAGTTTGTTTATGACTTTGGAATACCAAGAATATCAGCAGTCATATTTAATTTAAGACAGGACTTGTGGGATATCAAAACAATTAAGGTTGGTAAGAAACATTACCATGAATTAGTTGATACGTATGATGAAAAGAAAGTACAATGGGAATTGTCTTTAGAAACTAACAGTAATTAAGAGAGGAACACATGACAGATAAATGGATTAACGTTGCTACTTCATTGTTAAATGAGGAAGAACGTTTGGAAGAACAGACAAAAGTCTTTAGAAGAACTAGAGCAGTAACTATGAAAGAGATGAGTAAGGAATTACCTATACAGAAGATAGCTACATTATTTAAAGTATCAAGACAAAGAGTATATAAGATATTAGAAAGCGAGGACAACAATGCCTAATTTTAACTTAGACAATTATGAAACAGTAGAAGATAGATTAAAAATATTTTGGAAAGAGAATCCAAAAGCAAGAATCCATACAGAGATAGTACACATGACTGAGGACGGAACTTGTGTAACTGTAAGAGCTGAGATATACAAAATGGAAGTAGATGCAAGACCAGTAACTACTGGTTTAGCACAAGAAACTAAAGGACAGGGTGGCTTCGCTAACAAAGACGCATGGGTAGAGAATTGTGAAACAAGTGCGATAGGTAGAGCATTAGCTAATTGGAATTATCAAGGTAGCAAAGCACCTAGACCAAGCAGAGAAGAAATGTCTAAGGTTGGTAACAATGAAGATAAAGTACAAGTTACTAAGGTTGATATGCGTAAGAAAGAAAACCAAATGTCTAAGGAACAGAAAGACCTTATCAAAGAGATAGCTGATGAGGTTGTATCAACACCAAAAAATAACAAGACAGTTGCACAACAACTTAAAGTTATTATGACAGGGATAGAGAGCAATCCTGAGAAGCGTGTTGAGTATCAAAGAGAAGCATATAGTCAGTCAGTTTCCGAGCATAAACTACCTGAAGAAGTAGAGGACTGGGATAACGAACAGATGAGTACGTTCCTAGATGTATTTGAAAAGATTGCAAAAGCTACTGATACAGATACAGAATTAATAACAGAAGTGTTTGGCGAAGTGCAAGACAACACACGTAATTGCCCTGAATGTAATAGTGCAGAGTGGATAGAAGATAACCGAACTAAAAAGCAAGAGGACAAGAAGTATGCAAACATTCCTAGTTGGACTTGCAGTAATTACAAAGAGAAGAATGGTTGTGGTTGGACTGCTTGGGGAGATACTGACTGCCCTGCTGAGTGGTTATAATGTCTGATAGTGACTTAGAAAACACTAGCATTAATGTGAAAGGGTTAGTGGAAAGACTACAAAAAAGATTTCCTAACCATGACTTCACTAAAAAAGCACCACTAGATACTAAATGTAAAAGAAGTATTGATGGTCATTGCCCAATAGTAGAACATCTTACTTACGCAACAGACGTGGACGGTAATGATTTCTGTATTAAGCGTATTAAGATACGTGATGACAACAATCCATATCTACATAAAGAGATAACTTGCAATGCAGTAATACGTACAGCAGAGCAAAAAAGATTAGCAAAGAAAGGTGGTTTTTAATGGCTAATATATTTGATGAACCTAAAGAACTAAAGAAGTGGTCTATTAAATTAGCTAACGCTTGTGGTGGACAACGTGTAGAAAAAACATTAGTAATGACAAAGGTAAATCCACAAAGAATTACAGAATTAATGGACGAGTTTGTCAATGACCACAATGAAAATACAATTAAGATTGCTAAGCAAATGGAGGAAGAGTAATGGCTAATCCATTTGACAGACCTAGCATTGATATAAATTCTGATGAGTTTTTTAAAATGGTTACACAAGTAATGATAAACAAACACAATGACGAAGAAGAGGACTTTAATTTAAACGATTAGTCTATAATATTTTTAAGTTATCCCAACCTTTTTTATTTACTGTTAAGGATAAGACACCAGGATGTGACCACATACCTGTCCTAGCAGTAAAGTCAATACTTTTATCTAAACTTGGTGACTGAAACCAAGTACGATTACCTTGTTGCTTACTACGAAAATGATGGTAGTGACCTGTGACTAACAACTCTACATCTTTCATTGGTAGATGTCCATACATCTGTCCTTTCCACCAATTCTCAATTTTACTTTCAGGATTAGAACCACCACCTGACATATGTCCGTGTGTCATACCAACATTTATACCTTTTATATTTAGGACTTGATGAAAACCATCAGGTATTTCTACATTTACTTTCTTATATCTTTCAGTATTAGCGTTCATTATCTCTTCGCAAATTTGTAGATGCATTGTGTCTGAGTTATCTAATCTTGTTGTAGCTACCTGACCTTTACTTGTCCTAGACATTTCTCCATGATTTCCTGGTACTCCTGCAAGTGTAAGAGAGTCAGCTAAAGGAAGGAAGGTGTCTATTGTTTTCATAATCATTGACCTTGCTAATGCGTATTGTTCAATGAGTGAGAGAGTGACATTGTGTGGTTGGCTCTCGTAAAAAAATGGTGTGCAGTTTTCCGTGAGGTCACCTAATCCTATCATATATATCTCATTGATATTGACACCAAGTTTACGTAAGTCTTTGATTCTATTTACTGCATCTTGCAACGCTATGTCATAACGTTTAATTGTATTCTCAACTCCGTAATCTTTTTTTCCGAGTTGCCAATCTGCCATGAAGAATAAAAAAGCAGTGTCACCACCGTATGTTTTAGGTTTTAATGGTGGTTTTTTCTTAGCTTGTTTAAATAATTCTTTAAAATACTTGTCATGTCCAGGACTTTTTTTCCGTACAACGCCTTTAAATGCGTAAAATGTTTCAACATCTCCACCTTTTAGCTGTGTATTCCATGATGAAGCACGAACAGAACCCTCTATCATGTATAAATTGGGGTCGAATCCCCAGTTACGTAAGATTTCATCAAACTTATTACGGTAATTAGGGTCAGTACCTACGTGTGTTATCTCTCCAACACCTGTTTGTTCGTTAACTTCAAGTCCAGGTTGCCATCCTGATTTGTAAAAGTTATTACCCCACTCTTTGGGGATAGGTTTTTTACGTGTAATACTATCTCCTGTCAATATAAGTATACAGGGTTTAGTATTCTATTGTGTTATTTAGATACTTTTTTATTTGATTTTGGACCTATTTGTTTTTTAGCAAACTCTTTAACTACTACTAATGCAGCAGCTCCACCTGATAAGGCAGCAAGTTGTACTGCATCAGCGTCAACACCAACTAATGGTGCAACAGTTAATGCAGATATGAATGCTTCAACAAAAGTCCAAACTGTTTTACTAAGAACGTCTTTATATTCTTGGCTCATTTTGTAACTCCATGCTTCATTCCATGGCGTCCACACTACATCCTTCTTGAATGTACCATCAGAATTTCTTTTTCTTTTAAATTTTTCAAACATTAGCTTATTACTCTACCTTTAATCTTAGCATTTAAAGCTATGACCCCACCATTAATCTCTTGTAATTTTTCATATACGCTATCAGCTAGTATCATGTGGTCTTTAGATTTATTATCCACTTCAGGTTTTTGTTCTAGTAACTTAGTTATAGTTGTATATTCTATAGAAACTTTCTTTCCTTGAAGTAATTGACCTGCAACTTTTGCATACATTTTCTTGTACGCTCTTGTACTTGAACCAATAAAACCATCATCAGATACATCTAAATCTTGCTGTGTTTCACCGACAATAAGACATCCACTGGTATGCTCATCTGTGTTGCCTGTGTGTATAAGGATATAAGTAAAGTTAGGTACATCTTGTATGTGCAACATACCATAATGTGCATTTTGGTATCTCTCTGAATACTTTGCGTGAAATCCACCTGTTTTCCTAAAGTTTATATCGTATGTTCCTTCAGGTATGCAGGTTTCGTGCATGACTTTAACTGCTTGGTACTGGTCCTCTAGTGTATAACACTCAAACAAACCATCTATAAACAACAGTCCATTCGTTGCATCTTTGCCGAACTGTGTTCTAACAACTTGTAATTTCATTACTATTCCTTTCTAAAACTAATGGTCAGCAACCATATAGCTAAAGTAATTACAGTAGCTAGTCCTGTCACCTGTTGTGCAGAACCAGTCAAAGTAAGTGTAGCAATAATAAGACCCACTAAAGTCCAACTAAGGTTTAGTGTTTCTTTAATTATAGTTACTAACCATGACCATAACTTTTTAATCATTAACTTCTCCTAAATATGAAAGCTGCCATACTAGCTATTCTAGTCAGAATAACTGGCACTACAACTTCTTGTGCTTTTTCTCTTTGGTCTTGTGTCATGTCATCACCTATGTTTGCTATAGTTATGTCACCTAAGTCATCAAAATCTACGAAAGTTTCTATAGGATTTTCTATGAATGACTCATAAGATATTTCTGTAACAACATCAGCAAGTGTGTAGTTCTCTACATCTGTATTCTCTACAGCTCTAGCTACATATTCTTCTACAGCTTCCGCTATAACCTCATCATCTTTAACAGACTCAGCAATAATAGCTACATCTTCTGCCTCTACTTGTAATACTTCAGCGACAACTTCTACCTGTTCTTCAGTAAGCTCTGCAACATCTGCTATAGCTTCCTCAACAACAGCTTGAACTACCTCTTGTATTTCTTCAGTAGCTTGGTCTAAGTTTTGTACACCGATGTCATTAACTTCTTCTAAGACTTCTGATGCTTCTTCATTGGTAAGGTCTTGTACATACTCTTGTATTGCTTTTTCTTTAGCTTCTTCATATTCCACCAACTCCTCTTCTGTAAATTCTTCTATCTCTTCTTCACTAGCTATCTCTAATTCGATAACAATAACTTCATTTATTTCAGCAACTTCAACAGCAACTTCTTCTTCAGTAAGCTCTATGGGTTCTTTATCTTCCACTCTCGGTAGTGTTGTTCCTGGCGTATCTTTACTAACAACTTCCTGTATCGGCTCATCCAAAACTTCCTGGACTTCCACTTCAATCTCTTCATCTATAATCTCCTCTTCTATTTCATCTTGTATTGGTATTTCCACCACGATTTCGGGTGCAATATCTTCCAAATCAAATTCAATAATCTCGAACTCAATAGGGAGTTCTTCAAACTCCACCACTTCATCTTCAAATACTTCCTCTTTAGGTGGGTCGAGTACATCAACATCATCCTTAGGAATGATGACATCCACATTTTCTTTAATCTCTTCAACAATTACTTCCTCTTCTGTAATAATTATTTCTTCTTCTATGATATCATCTTCAAAAACTTCTACCTCTTCTATTATTATGAAGCAATCACCACGCTCTATCTGTGCGTTAGTCATAAAACAACCATATTCTTTTTCATTATCTATACGCTCTTGGTCACGCTCTATAGTCCCATCATTAACATCAGCTTGTGTATAGGTCTTATCAACA